TACTTCATCTCCAACATCCCCTTCTTCTGTTACCGCATATATCATTCCATCTTTTTCGTTTGTTGTAAAGTATTCCTTACCATCTATAGTCAATTGATATACTTCCTCTTCTGCTTCCTCTTCTTCTACTTCTTCCTCCTCTTCCTCTTCCTCTTCCTCTTCCTCTTCCTCTTCCTCTTCCTCTTCCTCTTCCTCTTCCTCTTCCTCTTCCTCTTCCTCTTCCTCTTCTGCTTCCTCTTCTGCTTCCTCTTCTACTTCCTCTTCTACTTCCTCTTCTACTTCCTCTTCTACTTCTTCTTCTACAGCTTTCTTCTTTATTTCTATTGATTTCAGATTTTCTTCACGTCGTTTACGTCGTTCATCTGCGTCTTTTTGCTCTTTTTCTGCTTCTTCTACACTAATTACATTGAATGGATGGAATCGTGATCTTTCTTCAAATGAATTTTCAATTGTTGTTAAATCAACGTAATCGACTTCTTTTTTTATTTCAATTGTCTCTCCCTTCACTCTGCTTTTTTCTGGTTTTATAGAAGATTTTGACAAAATAACCTTCCATAAACGTTCATTTTCTCGAGTCAGACTATCTACCGAATTACGCAAGTCATTAAGTTGCTTGCGATATAATTTATTTTTATTTTTTTCCGCAGCAATTTCTTGTATGTATTGTTTTTCATTATTTTTATAGGATAGTTCACACTTTTGTAGAAGCACTTGGATTGTTTTGAAAGACGCCATTATGTAAATAGTGTTTTAATGTTTAATCTATTTGTGTAAACATTAAATCAATTTTGACAAATTCAATTTTAAGAAAATCGTAAAAATAATTATACAGACACGAGTGTTGAATTCATACCCCTAAAATTGTCACGTATTATGTCATTCCTATTTACAGTTGCGTTCTTCTCACTTTGACGTTTTACTCTATAATTTCCTCTTTGTTGTGGCTGTATCATAGAGCCGGAAATAGTTTTCGATTCGTTATCTTCATGAAGTTCAGGCAATATTCGAGTGACAGGTTTATCTATACATAACATCACATTTCTAGATTTAGATAGACGTCGATACTCTTGTATGGTAAGAGTTCCATAGTATTTATCTAAAAAATAAAAAGGGGAACAAGCCGGCTTAATATTTTCATTTGAATCAGTATTTGAATTGTAAAATGTATTAATCAGACTATAAGAATCCATTTTGGTGGATTCGTCCCAATTCATATTACCGAATAAATGAGCAACACTACATTCAGGTGTACAAAAAGACCCATGTGCTAAAACAGTATTGTCTGAACCGTGTTGAAGAATATAAAAAGGGTCGTTGTCGAAAGGACAAGTACACCAAAAACAATCAACTTTTTTATCAGGAATATCATTTTTATAAAATGTCAATTTCAATTCTTTTATTTTTTCTATATCTTCCTCTTTAAGTAAATTTTTATCAGAATGTGTCTTGTTTACAGATATTTTTGAACATTTACTACACAAGTTTGTATTTGTGGAAATAATATTACTTTGTGAAAACTCATTGATTTCTTCTGTTTGAATTGTTTGAAATTGTTTTGTTTCTGAATAGGGTAAAATATCATTTGGAACTTGTGGATCATAAATGAGATTATCTGTTTTCCATTTTTGATCGATAATGTATTGATCAATATCTTTTAAATGACATTTCAAATATAAAATAATATTCATTTTTCGTGAATTTGTTTCAGATGTAATAAAATCTGTCATGTTTGTAATATTTTTGGATACTGCTTTCTTTTTTTGTTTCGTATGTACAGGTCTAGTTGGTTCTTCGATAACTTTTTTTTTTCGACCTCGTTTTTTTGGTGGTTCAACTGGGGGGTTTGTCATTTCTTATATCAATTAAATTAATATTTAAATTAATTTTTTAAAGTATTTAGGAGGTTTTTGATAATGTATATAAAAGTATGTCTTCTAAATCATCAAATACACCATGGACTGAAAAATACAGACCTAAAAAGTTTTCAGATATAGTATTGGAAGAATATAACCGACAAATTTTTCAAAATATAATTAAAACAGATCGTTTCCCTCATTTATTATTCTATGGTCCACCTGGAGTTGGAAAAACAACAACCGCAGAAAATCTAATTCGAGAATATCAAAAAAAGAATAATAATGTCTCGAAAGAAAATATTATTGTTTTGAATGCTTCGGACGAAAGAGGCATTGAAGTTATTCGAAATCAAATTTATCAGTTTGTACAGTCTCAAAATATGTTTAAAAAGGGATATAAATTTATTATATTGGATGAAGTTGATTATATGACGAAAACCGCACAACAGGCTTTAAAAAATTTATTACAAAATTGTGAAAGTAATGTAAGGTTCTGTCTAATTTGTAATTATATATGTAAAATCGAAGAATCTCTAAAAAATGAATTTATTTGTATTCGATTTAATCAATTGCCGAAGAACGAGATAATATCATTCATAAAAATGATCAATGAAAATGAAAACTTGAATTTGTCTTCACACAAGATCGAAATAATACAACAAATGTATGAATATGATATTAGATCAATGATTAATTTTTTACAGTTACATCAAGATCAAAATGATAGAGATAATATATGTTGGAATGAAGAAATATGGGAAGATTTACATAATCATTTTCTAAAAATGAATCCAGAAAATCTACAACAAATAATACAAATGATTATTAGTCGTTCTTATAACATGGATATACAAACGTGTATTAAGAAATATTTCAATTATATAATACAATTCCATACAGAATATGTTAATCATCATTTTTTAAATATAGTAGAAAATATAGTTCATAATAACGATACACATGAGTTCGTACTTCCATATTTTGTCCATAATGTAGTTGAGCACTATAAATTAATTAAAATTGAAAAATGATATATATAGAAAATCTTCATAATAAAAGAGACAATGAGTGTAATCGACTCAGAATGGAAACAGTTTATACAGACAATGGACATGAATTGTGTATTAGATACATATTCAACGTCTAGTAATGATGATATAGGACAAGAGTATTCTGATTCGGAAGAATCTACTAAGAATTCTGTACAAAATAATAATATAATAGAGCGTCTACCTTGTGAAGAATTGTATATTTCTACCCAAACACGCATTTTCTTCTTAAATGTTCATCAACTAAATGTGGACACTATATTTTGGAACACCCCTATAATACCGTATTATAATACAGTAGATGGAGTAATTAAAAAGCAAATGCGTTTGGTTTGTAAAACGAGAGAAGAGTTCGAATCGTATATATCATATAGAGACAAGGAGATATACTTTACAGAAAAAATTATAAAACAAATTGACAATCCAAATGCTAGAAAAATAAAGTTCAAAGATGTTCGTAAATTGACCGTTGGAATATCGAAAAAAGATATAATGAATTGCCATGGAAAAAATAAAAATGCGTTTATTAATTGTTTTGCCATGATTTTAAGAATTAAACATGAAAATAAATTTCATGAAATCCATGTAAAAGTATTCAATACAGGAAGAATGGCTATACCAGGTATAGTTAACGAGAATTTATTGGCAAAAACAAAAACTCTTCTCATAAAGGTTTTACAACCAAATTTTGAAACAGCTTTACATTTGATACCTGAGGAAGAATCCCCGGAAGTAGAACGTTTAGTAAAAGGTAAAATAAATAAGGAAACAAATAAAAAGGAAAAAAGCTACTTTGAAAAAGTAAAACCAAAATCGAATGTATTGATTAATTCAAACTTTAATTGTGGATATTATATTCAGCAAGAGAAATTGCGATCTATATTGAGAGACAAATATAAATTGAACCCAGTATATGATCCTTCTATGTATCCAGGTGTGAAATGTAAATTTTATTATAACAACGAAATCGGATATAAGCCAGAATTACAAAAAGGACGCTTAGATGAAGAAGATAAAAATGTTACAATGACTGAACTAGATGAACTCACCTTAGAAAAATACACGAAAATATCATTCATGATCTTTCGAACAGGGAATTGCTTGATAGTTGGAAACTGTACAAAAGAAATATTAACATACGTATATGAGTTTGTAAAAATGGTATTGATGGATGAATATGAAAATATACACGCAAAACATGATGCTCCGGTAACCAAAATAAAAAAGTCGAAGCCACGTAAAAAAGTTGTCAAATTTACGAAAGAATATTACAATAATTTATTAAATAGCCAAAAAAGTATTTAAAGTTTCAATATGACAAAATGTATAATAGGATATAGTAGAAATGTCTGATGATAAAAAAGAAGTTACTTTAGACGAAGGTCATCGTCTTCCTGAAATGAAAACATTACAAAACGCATCAAAATTGTCTATAGTTGAAGATAGACCAATAATGATGGACTATTGGACAAGTTCTATTGATAAGACAGTAATGATCGGAATTAAAGAAGATGGAAAAAAGATGCTAATCAAGAATGAAGAAGAATACACTTCATTTATTGAAAAGGTTTATAGAATAAATGGTAAAGATTACATTATTATGACGGAAAATTCGATCTATATTGTAGACGCCGAGATTCCTAGTAAAAAGGTTAGTTTTGACGCATAGATTTGAAATATATAACATTTTTTATATTATGTATTTTTTAAAAATTGAAAATGTTTAGGAAAAAATAGAATAAGGAAAACAATTATAATTAACTTATTTCACGGAAAAATGAGAGTAATGAATCTTAGTCCTATTATGCGAACATCAAATATGGTAATGATATTTGATGTTGAGACAAATGGTTTATTGAATGGGCGAAATATTCCCAAACTAGAAGAATGTCCATACATTCTACAATTGAGTTATATTTTGTATGACTTGACTCACAATCGTATAGTGAAAACATTTGATACATATGTAAAAATACCACAAAATATTGAAATATCTGCTATAATCACAAGTATTAACGGAATTACGAAAGAAAAGTGTAATACGGTTGGGAGTAGCATGATAGATATATTACAAGAGTTTTATAAAGACTACCACATGTGTTCTATGTTGATTGCGCATAATTATCAATTCGATTCAGCAATGATAAATATTGAATTCCAACGTCATTGGAATGCCTTTGCTAAAACAAATCCATATTCGTTGAATTTATTTCATCCAGTGTATATGAAATCCATCAACATGCGTTATAAATGTACGATGAAAGACAGCACTAATATATGTAAAATAGAGCATGTAAAAAAAGTAGAACCACCTGTAAATATTACCTCCAACTTGATACCTTCTGTTTCGGATGTAGTTCCGTCTTCAATATCACCATTGCCATTACCACCATCACCATTACCACCATCACCATTACCACCATCACCATTACAATCATCACCATTACCACAATTACAACCATCACCATCAATACAAATACAGAAGCCACTACGTAAACCGTCTTATAAATGGCCAAGTCTTACAGAACTCCATCGCCATTTGTTTAATTCCGACCCAAACGGAATGCATAATTCTATGATGGATATTTTAGTTACATTGCGTTGCTTTTTAGCATTAGAAAATAAACAGTCGTATACAGATTCACAATTTAATGACTTAAAAAAACAATTGATATAATATATATATATATGTCACGAATTAATTTATTGTGTAAAAATCTCCAATTATCTTCTTTTGAGACTATGATACTTGAATCTGTACGTAAATACACTCGAACTGAATTATTACCAAGAGTAAACAAAGATTTTAAAGACAAAGGCATACATTGTCGCAAATTATATAAAGATTTTGGAAAAATTGGCTTTCTTGGGCCTACTATACCTGAATATGGATGTATGGGTCTCTCATATAAAATGTATGGCCTTATCGCAAAAGAAATAGAATATGTAGATAGTGGATATCGTTCTATGTATAGTGTACAATCGTCATTGGTAATGAACCCTATATATAAATATGGAAATGAAAAAATGAAAAAAAAATATTTGCCTTTTTTATCGAGTGGAGAATTTATAGGTTGTTTCGGATTAACAGAAGCAGATTCTGGATCTGATGCTTCTTCTATGATAACTAAGGCAGTAAAAGACGGAAATCATTATATATTAAATGGAAGCAAAAATTGGATAACAAATGCGCCAATAGCGGATGTTTTATTAGTATGGGCAAAATGTGAAGACCATACTATAAAAGGTTTTTTATTGGATAGAGATATGAACGGCATTGATACACCTAAAATCGAAACAAAAATGTCTCTCAATGCTTCTGAAACTGGTATCATTTTCATGAACGATGTAAAAGTTCCAAAAGAAAATATGTTAGAAGTATCTGGAATGAAAGGACCACTGACCTGTTTAAATGACGCAAGACTGGGTATATCTTTTGGAGTTTTAGGATCAGCTGAGTATTGTATGGAACAATGTATCGAATATGGAGAAAATAGACGTTTATTTGGATCTTTATTATCAGAAAAGCAATTATTTCAAAGTAAATTGGCCAATATTGTTAGTGAATATAATTTAGGATATTTAGCGGCTTTGGAGGTAGCAAATCAAGCAGATTCTAAAACCGCAAGACATGAAATGATATCTCTCATAAAACGAAATAATTGTCAAAAATCATTGGATATTGCTAGACAAACACGAGATATGTTAGGGGGTAATGGTATTACAGAAGATTACAATATATTTAGACATATGATTAATTTGGAAACGGTAAATACTTATGAAGGGACACATGATATACATTCATTGATATTAGGAAATTTCATTACCGGTTTCAAGGCTTTTTGAAGATCCTTTGATTAACCATGAGCTAGATTGTATCTTATTTCCAAATCCATCTCTCAATTCAATATTTCTGGAAATACAAGCATCCACTTCTGGTATAGTATCATTATTTTGATCACCACCATTACAAAAAAAATAAGGTTTGGGCTCTACTTCAGATAGAGTCTTACAAACAGTTCTGTCTTGATCAATTGATTCAATTACATAATCAACACATTTAAATTCTTTTATAATTTTCATACGTTCTTTACATGGCATAAACGGTTTTCCTTTTTTGAGAGTAGCTTGATGATCATTATTTACAATAACCATTAGTTTTGTTCCGATTTCTTTCGATTTTTTAAAATATTCTAAATGTCCTATATGAATTGGATCAAAATATCCACTAACGCATACTATTTTTTCCATGTATATTATATAATAATCATTTTATTTTTCATAATAAAAGTACAATAGTATAATAATATAAAAGTATAATCAGTATTATTTATAAGAATGGATATCAAAAAACAAGACAATATTTACATACCAGTAATGAATATTCATGGGTATTTTATGGACTATTTGCCAAATTTTGCCGAATATCCACAAGGTATTATGTGTTCATGTGGAAGTCGACATCGTAAACAATATAAAACTGTTTCGCAATTGCGAAATCATTTAAAAACACAAACCCATCAAAAATGGATAGAAATATTGAATCTAGAAAAAAAAATTCGACAATTAGAAAATGAGTTACAATTTCGATATAATGATCCGTATCAATTCAGAGAACAATTATGGTATCAAGATATGTATCCAGAAAAAAATGAGAGTATATTAGATTCCACCATTTCTTCAAATTGTTAAGAATGATATTATAATTCCTATCATATCGTCGGGTATTTTTAGCCTTTTTGTCATACGTATTTTTTGATACATTTTAAGTTTATTTATAAATGTATCATATTCTTCTAATATATTTATAATTCCAAGTGCGGGTGACCAATTATCTGGACATGTCATAGAACTGCAGCAAGGACATCCGTTTTTTTCAACATATTCTGTAAGTAAGCGATTTGGAAATTTTTGTGAAGTATAACTCATTATTTCATTGTTCAAAATAATGATTGGACAATAAAATGGATATTTTTCATCTAATAATACAGATACAACTTTGTTAAAATACGAAAATATAACTCTATTATAATCTTCTAAAAATATTGGCGAATATTTGTCTAATTCACGATGAAGTCGTCGCTTCATACTATCTGAAAATAATGACATTTTATTATAATATAGTATTTATAATAAAAAATATATACAATATGTTTATGCGGAACACATTTCACAAGTTATTTCTTCTTCTCTTGGTACTATGTTATTCTTCTTTTCTGGTTCTATAGTAAATTGTTGAGCATTGTGTTTTGGTCGGCGTCTTAGATAATATATCCCAGTTTTTAACCCTTTTTGCCAACTATAGAAATGCATAGAGGTCATTGTATTATAATTAGGGTCTTCCAGCCATAAATTCAAACTCTGACTTTGACAGATATAAGCACCACGATCCGCCGCCATATCAACGAGATCTTTCATTGGTATTTCCCATACAGTTCTATATCGTTCTTTGATATCTGCTGATAAATAATCTAATGATTGTATACTACCATTGTTTGCGACCATATGGTTCTTAAAGGTTTCATTCCATTGTTCATTCTCCAACATTTCTTGCATCAAATATTTATTTACCAATATAAACTCGCCTGCCAATGTTCTTCGACTATAAATATTACTGGTAATTGGTTCTATACATTCGTTATAGCCTAAAATTTGTGATGTAGATGCGGTTGGCATAGGCGCTACTAGTAATGAATTACGAACACCATGCGTTTTGATATTTTCTTTTAATTTATCCCAATCATATCTAGTATTGCCCGGATTTGCGTTTTCCCACATATCAAATTGTAATATACCTTGAGAAGCGGGAGATCCTGGGAAAGTTTCATAATGTCCTTCTTCTTGAGCCATTAGACACGATTCTTCTAATGCGGCGTGGTATATAGTTTCAAATACGTACTTATTCAGGGTCTTTGCTTCTGAACTAGAAAAAGATAGTTTCATTATTAAGAATACATCTGCCAATCCTTGAACACCTAATCCTATAGGGCGATGGCGCATATTACTAACTTTTGTTTTAGGCGTTGGATAAAAGTTAATATCGATCACTTTATTTAGGTTTCTAGTCACGATTCGTGTGATCTTATGTAATTCTTCATAATCAAATGTGTTTGAATCTTTGTTTACAAAAGCAGGCAATGCTATACTTGCTAGATTACATACAGCGGTTTCATTTTCGTCTGAATATTCAATAATTTCCGTACACTGTGAAGTACGTATGCCATTAAATATTCCAGCGTGTTTCTTGGGCTCTGCGAAACAATATGAGTCATCGATTTTAGATGATTCAGAAACTTTTAATATGCGAATATTAGGATTCATGTCTATTGATTTCATTTCTGTTTCATTTAATTTTGGTTCATTCCATATAAACGTTTTGAATTGAATATATTTACTATTTTCTTTTAGATAACGTAATTGTATCATACTGATAATTAACTCATCTTTTTCTAATGGTGATTTACTATTATTGGTGGTTTCGATTCTTAATGGTTTATGTATGATAGTATTGATACCACACGTTTGTAGCATATATTTCAAATCTTCCAAGAATACTCTTAATATACTGGGAATGTGTAAGTGTGTTAGTGTTTCTCTCATAGATTTTACTACAAATGGTTCTATAAACCCAGAAAACCATTCCATTTTTTCTTTCATACTATAGTTTACTGGTACAAATAATGATTCTTGTGTTTCTTGCGTCATTAGAATATTTTTAACTCCAGTTTCGCATCCTTGTTGAACGACGTCGGTTCCTTCTGGATATGCTTCTGAACCATCTATTATAGGGAATTCGCATTGTTCTAATAAATCTCCTGGTAACAACTCTTGTGCTTCTTTTATAACAACTTCTTTTCCGCCATTTCGAATGTAAAATTTATGGTAAGGAGTACAAGTCAACGTCATACCATCTGAAGTAAGTACTTCCATAAAATAAACGTTTTCACCAGTCTTCATTACTTGTACTTCGCTGAATTCATTACCATTCCATACTTGTATAGTTTTATATTTATAAGCTTCTCCTTTTGGATGATTTCCTGGCCATAAAGAATAAATAGGATAATGTCCTTCGCTAGTAAGTACATATGTGTCTGGACTTACACATAAATTTGAGGATTTGATCACACCCACATTTTTCTGGTTTGATTTTTGATTGGATGCGTCCTTAAAAAGCAAATATGGCGTGCCAGTTTCCATTTGCGAATCTAAAATTTGGAACCATAAATCACGTGCGGGTATACTTCGACGCCCTTTACCTTCGGATTCGTATTTTTCATAAAGAGCCACAAAATCATCACCAATTACGTCTGCTAAACCGGGACATTCAGATGGACACATAAGTGTCCATTGTTTTCCTTCTTTCACACGTTTCATGAAAAGATCAGGAACCCATAATGCGTAAAATAAATCTCGTGCTTTTAATTCTTCATCACCATGATTTTTTCTCATTTGTAAAAACATTTCAATATCCGCATGCCATGGCTCTATATAAATAGCGAAAGAACCATTACGCTTTCCACCTCCATTATGTATGATTCCATTATGAATCATATAGTCATGTATTTTAGTCATTTGTAGATCATACAAAGTTCCATGATATTCTGATGTGTCTATAGATTTTACTCTTGAATATAGAAAATTTCCATGTCTGAAAAATTTGAAGAATTTACCTATATCTTGTTTTGGTAAATTTAATAATGTAATAATTTCATCCGTTTTTGGAATTCGTAAGCAATATGAAATTTTCTGGTTTGTTATGGTGGAACCGTATTTTGTAGTATGTGTTTCTCCTACACGATCCCGAATATATCCACTAGATAATATACCCATGCGCAATAACAAATAACGAAGTCCTTCTACCAAAATACGAGACGTATTCTCAAATGTAATTTCATTCTTTTTACAACCATCTGTATCAATAAGTCCTTTGACAATATGTTTTGCCTTTTCTATAGGTAAATTCAACCACTTGTTGGCAATATATTTCTCTTTTTGTGGATTATATAAATCGCTGTGACGGAATGGTAGTGCTATATTTTTATTCCATCTGATACGTTTTACATTTTCACTATTTCCGTCATCAATGAAATACTGAACATATTTGCTTTGAAAATATTCTTCTATAAAGGATAATATGTGCTTTTTTTCATTAGAATGAAGGGATACATACCCATTAAGATAAGCACTAGACATAGAACCATCCCCAAGTAATATACCATACATATAGCAATCGGATGTTGAAATAGAATCGTAATCCTTTTCATACTTTGGTACACTATATACCATAAAGTCTTCTGTAGTGACATGTTTTGCTTCTATAAATTCGCTTTTGATACTATTACTGAGAAGTCTTTTTTTAATAACATCATAATTCAAACCCTTTTCTTGCGAGTGTAATATATATAAGGGATGTTCTGGGGTTACTTTCAATGGTTCAAGCGCATGTGTATTTTGAATATGGAGAATAGGGCCTTCATATGGATGTTCTAAAATATTTTCAATACATTCGGGGATACCTTCACTATTGAATATTTCAGTCTCACCATTAATAATATCCTGGATTTGCGTAGGGCCATGTGTTGTATATATATAAGTCTCTGGTACTACACATTGGTCAACATATTTAGCAGTATTGTTAAAAACTTTCAACATTGGAACAATGCCATTAGATGTCCCATTTGTTCCTCTAATTTGACTCCCTGCTGCTCGAACATTATGAATATGTAAACCAATACCCCCTGCCCATTTCGAAATTAAAGCACAATCCTTCAATGTATTAAATATACCTTCAATACTATCACTTTCCATAGACATTAAATAACATGAACTTAATTGTGGTTTAGGAGTACCCGCATTGAATAAAGTAGGTGTTGCGTGTGTAAAGTATTTTTGTGACATATAGGTATACGTCTCGATCGCTCTATCTAAATCACGATCATGAATACCAAATGCGACACGTAACCACATATGTTGAGGTCGTTCAACAATCTTTTTATTGATACGCATTAAATACGCACGTTCCAACGTTTTAATACCGAAAAAATCGATCAAATAATCACGAGAATAATCACATATAGCGTCTACTTTTTCTTTACCAAAATGTAATATAGTTTTATGAAGTGTATTAGAAATGAGTGGGTAATGATTGCCGTGTTGATCTTTATATTGATACAGGTCCTTCATTACTTGATAAAACGAGGTCTTTGTATTTTTATGATGATTTGAAACCGCAATACGACCTGCTAAAATATTAAAATCCATATGAGTTGAAGATAATGAAGCACATTGTTCGGTGGTGAGCTCGTCGATTTTTGTAGTAGAAATACCGTCATATAATTGATCAATCACTTTCATTGTAAGAGAAGTATAGTTGATTTTAATATTGGCTTCTTGACCCACTTTTTTAATACGTTTCAAGATTTTATCAAATGACATGATTTCACGTTGACCATTACGCTTTGTTACATACATATCAGGCTCGGTATCCTGAAAAGAAGACATTATATGTATATCTATGGAATATATTTATATAATTTTAAAAAGTAATCTTTCATTCGGGTAAGTCTAATATAAAATCTATGAATAATATATATTTTACATTAATCATGCTTTCTCTCAAATCATTTACATTCATGCTAAATAAGAATAAAAAAGTTTTGTTGTTATTGTTAGGAATTCTTCTTGTAACTATGGCAATCCAATTTTTTATGTTTCGAGAAGGATTTGAATCCGCTATCGCAAGTTCTATGAGCAAAGCTTTAGACGAAATGGATGATCAAAGCAAAGACAAAATCATTCAAGAAATTAAAGATGGTATTGACTCTACAACACAAATAGTTAGAAACCGTGTTGATGAAATTATGCCATGTTTACTAAAAAAATCGAATTGTCCAAATGGATTACAATATTCTATGTTCGGTGGAGTGAAAGGTGTTGAACAATCACCAAAGCAAGAATCGAGTTTACCAGAACAACCTGTAAATGAACAATCTATATCTGAAAATCAATTCCCAATAAATAATATTGAGACAAATACGTCTCCGCAATAAACCTATTATAAATATATACTTTTATATATTCATATATAATATGGGAATAATCAGTGTATTTGCCATAATTGTTATTTTATTATGTGTCATTGCGTATGTTGTTCAGTCTTTTTCGAAAGAATCATTCATACCAAATATGTCTACTATAAATAAAAGTTTAGATGCGATTGATGATGAACAAAAAGATACTATGATAAAGGGTGTTCATAATCATATAGATCACATTCAAACAAAAACACACGATATAGTTGATTCTTTGATACCATGTTTATTAAAAACAAAGTCATGTGATAAAAAATTGGATTATGGAATATTTGGAAAATCACCGGAAAAAATAAATAAAGAAACTAATATGGATACTTATGCGGTGGTTCCACCAATTACTACAAATATTGTCATTCCGAGACCTATCCCAGTAATGAAAGCTGAAAATAATGATATTGTATTTATGAAGTCTTAGAGTATTTTAATTACTTTTATAGTATCATCGTTTTTTTGTGTATTTTGGTTTACATTAATATTTGTATGACGTTTTTGTGGTGATCTGTGTTCAAACCCTTCTTTACGTTCCTTTTCTACGGTTTCCCAACCATGTTTAATAAGTGGAATCGCATTTTGAAACCAATGGTCATTTCGCAATACTTCTACACATGAATACTCATCTAAATACCAATAAGATGTTTCATATAGAATATGAGTTTCTTTCATTTCGTTTTCATTGTTCTGGATCCACTGTTGTTGAAGTTCTTCTGTTTTTGTAAATGAAATTGGCATATATGTATAACAAGATTCGTGTGTATTCGTATTTCGAGATAAATAGAACAATACAATCCCTTTGAATTCGCAATCATTGTCTTGTAAAAATTCTTCTTTGGTTTCGTATTCTTTAATTCTCGTTTCTACAAAATCACATTTGCTTAATTTTGCCACTTCCAATTGCGTTTGAATTTGAACCCAATATTCTTCTGATGGAATACCGTTTATTTCACGATTATAAATATTCTTTATTTCAACCATATTTCCGTATTTTTCGTGATTACGGTCACATACAATCCCATCTGGAGATGCACCTATAGGCAAACTATCATGTGGTAGGCAACCAAAGTCTGTATTCACTTTCACATGATTTTTATATTCATATAGCATGACTGTAATCGGTTCATATTTAACACCCCAATTACGAGGATTTTTTGAAAGAATATCTACATTTTCAAATCGCTTCGGATCCACACCCTTACATTTTTCATAAATAAGACTATTGTATAGTGATGGAGTTGAAAACAGTTTCCATAAATTACTTGCACTAAATAAATTGTTTCTTTGAGTATGCCATTCTTTCGATCTTTGTTTGTAATTAGGGTGTTCTTTTATTATTGCGATACAGCTATCTATTTCCTCAACATTCAATTCAATTGGATTATAGGGTGAATTTTCTCTCAATGGAATCGAAAACATTTTGAATGATTCTATACATGTTTTTCTAATCCATTCTAAAAGATATTCATCGTCTTCGTCATACCATTCTTCTTCTTGAGCTAAAATAGAGATAAAATCCATTACATGATGTACGAAATATTCTAGATAATTCGGTTTCGAAAATAGAGCCGCATTTGTCTCCACATATTCCTCTAAAATATCTTGGATAGACTCAAAAATGTCTTCTTTTTCTGAATCTGCTAAGAATTCCATATTAATATAATTATTATTCGTATTATATTTATATTTATTTTCAATTTTGTATTCATACAGACCCGATATTACCAACTGTAATCATGGGTTGTATCTTTATAATAGCAGAAACACCAAGATTTTTTCGGAATTTTCTTATTACAGTATCCACAGTATCTTTCCATAATATATATTATTACTAAATATTTTATTTTTCACTTGATTCATCTTCTATTACATGTACAGTTGGTTTTTTCCTATCACTTATATCACGTTTGGTTGGACCTAATGATTTTAATGTAGATTGACGAGTTTTGTCTGCTTTCAGTGTAAATGTTCTTGAAGATGGATGTAAAAATAATCCTGGAACATCCGTAATTTCTTGGGTAATTTTATTATAAACAACTTCTTTTGTCTTTTGGAGTTTTTTCTTGTCCAACATATCACTAAAAAATCGTTTTAATTGGTTAATTTCCTTTGCGGAGTATTTATGTTCTTTTCCGTACTTTTCGGAATATTGATGAAGCTTTTGAATCTTACTTGTTTTATTTAATTTATTCCATGATTCTGTCTTATTATGTGTATTTTCTCTTTCTAATATGTCATCTAAATTTAATTCTATCGGTTCTTCTGTAACTGAAGAATTCATAAAAACACTTTATATACTTTATTCTAATAATACGTTTATATAAATTTAATTATACATTAATAAATACCATAACAAATAATACGATGAATACAGAAATAAGCGAAGTCATAGAAAGTTTAATAGAAAATATAGAAAATGAGAGAAACGGGGATATTAAAACGATCTACTTACCCGAGCCGAAACAAAGCGGGAGAGGTAAACCGAAAAATAGTAATAAATGCCATAAACCAGCAAAAAAACGGGTCGTAACAAATAGAAACATTTGGAAAAATACTCTCAATATGAATGATTTTGATAGTGGAAATCAGCAACATTTATTTGATGAAGCGAATCATAATACAGAAGATATGAAAAAACGTCGATTGTTTCAAAGTGAAATCAAACAAAAACTATTAGGATATAAATATCAAGATATAGAGAAAAAGAAATATAGTCCGAATGAGTTTGTCAATATGAGTCACGTCTTACAATTATTACAAATGACAAGTGATTGTTTTTATTGTACAGAACCTGTAAAGCTATTATATGAAATTTCGAGAGACCCGAAACAATGGACTTTAGAAAGAATTGATAATTCTCTGGGTCATAATGTAGGTAATGTGGTGATAAGTTGTCTATCTTGTAATATAAAACGACGAACCATGTATTTTGAAAAATTTCGGTTTACAAAACAATTTAAATTAGTAAAAGATAATTCTACAAATAAATAAACGATATAAATCCTTTTTGTTGAATCTATAGAAATGAACGAGCAATTAATTTATGCGAAACTAGAATCATTTCATAAAAACAATCGGATTCCTCATACAATTTTTTATGGCTCAGTTGCTTCTAATAAAGAAACCATTTTAGTAAAGTTTTTAAAAATGATTTACAAATCCGATCATATATTCACCGAGAATACCATGTTTGTTAATTGCGCTCATGGAAAAGGGATTCGTTTTATACGAGAAGAAATAAAGTTTTTTGCGAAAACAAATTCACAACCGGGGATCAGCTTCAAAAGTATTATTTTATTAAACGCAGATCATTTAACTATAGACGCACAATCCGCATTGAGAAGGTGTATTGAGCAATATAGTGAAAATACCCGGTTTTTTATTGTCGTAGAGAACAAAAATAAATTGCTAAATCCAATACTCTCTCGTTTTTGTGAAATTTACGTTCCTGATAACATACATAGAAATATATATAATAACCTTAATATAGAGAATAATCAAAAAATGGATAAGATACTTGAAGCATATACATACAAAAATACGAAAATTACACAACAAGATATGGTAGGAACATCGACTACATTGTATTCTATGGGTTATTCCTGTTTTGATTTAATGGAATGGGTGAAAAAACAAGACACTTGGACAGAACTTCAGAAAGCAAATATTGGCATGTATTTTCATAAAATTCGTGCGGAATTTCGTTCTGAAAAGCTTTTGTTGTTAGTATTGTTGTCATTTATACGTGATTATCCTGATTGTGATTTGAAAACTATGTCATTTATGTAAATTATACAAATTATTTAGTAAATTGAGACATTATATTGCTCGAATATAATCTCTTAATGCGCAATTGGTGATAAAATAGTTTCAACGCATCAATTACGTTTTTTGCGGTACGATCTGCTTTTGGATTTTCGTTTGGATTTTCGTTTGGATTTTCGTTTGGATTTTCG